GTGCGTACTACTCAAGCGGCAGCCGTCCAAAGGTATCAGCGCATCAGTGGGCAATGGGTCGCGTGAAGTCGTTCGTTAGCGGCAAGGGCGGTGCTCGCAAGGCTGACAAAGATCTACTGAGCAGGAGCAAGAAATGAATATCGCCAAGATTGCTGACCAACTCAAACGGCACGAAGGCGTGCGCCTTGCAGTGTATGACGACGCTACCGGCAAGCCTGTTCATGCAGGCGATACGCTTGTCGGGCATCCGACGATTGGCGTAGGTAGACTGCTTACCGATGCGCGTGGCTTGGACACTTCTGAGATCGAGATGCTATTAGCCAATGACATTGACCTGGTAATCAACGAGCTAAATCGCAACGCACCCTGGTGGAATGAGATGAATGAAGCGCGCCAGGCTGTGATGGTTAACCTGTGCTTTAACATGGGTTGGCCCAGGCTATCAGGTTTTAAGAATATGCTATGGGCTGCGGAGAAGGGTTCGTATGAAACAGCTGCCGATGAGATGGTAGACTCTCGATGGTACGATCAAGTGGGCCTACGGGGCGCTGAGTTGGCAGAGCAGATGCGTACCGGACAATGGCAGGAGTGAGTTATGGCAGAGACAGCATCTAAAAAAGAAAGCGTACTCAAAAAAAATAAAGGGATGTATCGCAGAGATGGAAGCAAAAAATCGGCTCGCGGATTTTTAGGCCCGATTAAAAATAAAGTCAGTGGCGGCACCATGACGGAGTTTGCTACGGACATGCAATATCAAGGCAAGTCTATCGATATTCCAACGATGGTGCCTACGCTTTCAGAATCAGAAATAGAGTATATGAGGAATATGGAGCCTGGCGCTGGCTGGAATTTGTCTAAGTCTCAAGTGGAAAGATCAATCGTTAATAAGGCAAGAGCCCATGCCAGGAAAAGACTTGAGGCAGGCAAAAGTCCCTTCTATCAAGATGGTAAGAAGTAATGGCTAAATCAGCAGCTTGGCAGCGCAAAGAAGGCAAGAACCCATCGGGAGGTTTGAATGAGGCAGGGCGTCGTTCATACGAGCGTGAAAATCCTGGCAGTAATTTACGCAGGCCTGTTAGGTCTGGCGACAATCCTCGCCGCGCCTCTTTTCTTGCTCGGATGGCAGGTATGCGAGGCCCTGAAAGGGATAGTAAGGGTCGTCCGACGCGTCTTCTCAAGTCTCTCAAAGCTTGGGGAGCGGATAGCAAAGCGGATGCAAGAAGGATAGCTGCCGCAATCAGCAAACGAAACAAGGCGAAAGCATGAGTTACGGCAAGAAAAGAAAGCCAAAGGGTAAGTAGTTACTCGTCGGGTTCTACCCCGATGATAAGTAGCGCACGCTTCGCCATGTCAGCTGCGTCCCCTACATTCGGGCGACGGGCAATGCCTTGCAGGATAAAGATAAGCTCCTCATTAATCCCAGCCACATCCTTGCATGTCGGGCAGTCCCCTCGAATACCAATCTTCCGACTCCGAAAGAAGTCTTTCAGCATTTCCACATCGTTCATGTTGTCCATGGTTTCTCCATCCATCTAACTGCTTCCTTATTTTCCTAAACGCTCTTTGCTCTATGTTGCGGACCTCATGGCGATCAATGCCTAGCTCGTCCGCTATATCCCGATAGCTTCTAACTGCATGGCTATCTTTTTTTGTGTACCTCTTTGCCATGAATACATCCTTCGGCATGATGGGGAAGACAGTAGCAGTAAGGGCATGCCTCGGTCTCTCCAAATATTTCACGTCTAACAATTGTCTTTTTGTCTGTCATGCGGTGCCAGGAAATGCTGCCTTGGTAGCGCGTCCAGCCTATGAAGCCTTCTTCGTATGCCCAAGACAAGCCACGGCTAGCTTCTGACAAACGAATCTTGAGAGAGGCAGCGATGTCGCTATCTGAACGCTTGCCGCTCGTCCAGCTACACTCTCTCTTGATCCGCTCCCAGATATCAGACCCATCAGTGACGCGTCTTTTCCGTCTCAACGACGAAGTCCTCCTCTTCGGAATCCCACCACTCGGGACCACGCTGCTCTGCCTGGTACTGCTCGCACTGTCGATCAAGTGTCTCCACCATTTTCTCTAGTGCGGTACGCAGGCTGGAACAAATGATGACGATACGCTGGATAGGCCCGTAGGCCTCCAGCTCATACCACCCATCAGACCTCGTTATCAGCACCGACGTCCCCCGTAGGGTTCGACTCCAAGAATTTTTGGACTTGGGTTCTCGTGACAAAGATTCTACTTCCAGTCTCGATGCTTGGGATGTGTCCTGCTTGTACCAAGCGTAAAGCCCTTTTGTAGTTTCTTTGATCGCTTTCCCCAAAAAGATAAGACGCCAGGTCGCTGATCGTAAGAAGCTCACCATGCATCATTTCCTCCATAACTTTGTTGCGGTGCCTGTTGTTGCGGTGCCTGTTGTTGCGGTGCCTGGTCATCTATCTTATTGACAAACTGATTGAATCGTCCGGCTACAGGCCATGCCCTGCTATCCGGTCCAGTCTTCTGCTTGATAGTTGTCTGCATCTGCACGCCAGCTTGCACCATTTGGTGATGTAGCTGATCGATGACCATTTTTTGCTGGTCATTCAGTGGGTTTGGGCGATTGCTGGCCTCATCCCAGCCGGTGTTGAAGGTAAGCCAGGTGCTGGCCTGGTACTCGATAGGTGCATTCGGACCACTCGCATTAATGTTCTGCTTGAAAGTGATGTTGGCGTTGCCAATGTGTGGTTTGTTGCTCATAGGTTTTTCTCCTTAAAAGGGGATGTCCTCATCCCGAATTGCTTTCTTGCGCGCAGCAAACGCGCTGTTAATGATGCCGTTGAGATCGGCGTGGTTCTGCTTGATTAGCTTCAGCGCTGTGATGTTGTCAGCCTTCCACTGCTCCATCTGCACCTCGTCAATTAAGTCGTTGATCTCTTTGCACGTGGTTATCGGCCCGTACTCTTTGCCGTTGACGGTGATGTTCTTGCCTTGGGCTTCCTGCTTCACGTTCTCCGGCGTCTTCTGAGCCTTCGGTTTGCGTGCTGGTGGAGGTGGTGGCGCTGCCGGTGCCGATGCATTCGCTTGGTTGCCATCGTCATCTACCGCAGGGATGCCAGCGATAGCCTGCAACGCATAACGTCTTGCGTATGTGAGGCATGATCCAGCCGATTGCGCGTCAAACTTGGCAAGCGGTAGCGTGTAGTGTGACTTGATCCACTGACCTGACTCATGCATCAGTATGGTTTCTACGCCAGCACCAGCCTCATCGCGTACAGGAAACTGCGTGTAGCTCAGTCCATTGTTGGCGAATGATTCCTTGATTGCCTTGATGACAGAGCCTAGGTCCGCGTAGCTTGATTTAAAGAAGGGATTGCTAGCGTCTTTGACAGCGCCTCCCATCTCCCCTTGTGCTGCCGATAGCGCCTTGGCTAAGGCGTCTATCTTTTCACTCATTTCCATTTGTAAAGACCTCCGTCTTTTTCATAAGCTGATTTTTCTAACTCGCGTTGCGCTTCGAGTATCTTTATCCAGTTATCAAGCAGCTCGATCCTTGTCACTTGACTGAACTGGTGGTGCCAAACGTGACCGATCTCAACGATGCCGCTTGTGCCAACACCCTCATACCGATAAGCGTTTAGCTTTACTGCCTCACTGATGAGGTCTGTTAGCGCTTCCATATGTTGTAAGCCTCCTCTAAGTAACTTGGTGGTTCTTGCCAGCACAGTTCATTCCATTCTGGCGAGATCATTTCCATCAGTTCGCCGGTATTCTCAGCAACCTGTAGGAATTTTTCAGTGACGTTGTTCTGCCGCTCGGTTTCCCTGATAACCTCATCCAGATAGTCGGGCTTCATCTCGTCACAGTTGTATTGGTGGAACAGTCGATAGTCAGACTTGTTCACATACAGCAACCAGCAAGGCATCCCACCATTCAGCGCGCGGAACCCTGCTACCTGGCTCACGTTTGCCTGCTCCCATGGGCCGGTTAGTTTTTTAGGTAGGCTGTTCTGCGCCCAGCCTGACTTGGTTGTCTTGCTTTTCTTTGACCATTTAGTCTTGAGGTCACCGCGATAGGCGTAGTCAGGTAAGGTTTTATAGGGGATCTTGTTGCTGCCAATAAAGCCTATCAGCTCTTGCTCCCCAGCAAAACGGTTGGGGTCCTCCATCAGCGCCTCATTGAGACCAAGCCATGCGTTCTCGATAACGTCGCCAAGCTCGTCGGCGTAATAGTCCATCTTCTCGTCGTCGGTGCCGTCATCCCAGAAGCGGGGCGGCGTGTCGGACCACTCTTCGAGCGCCCAATCCTTCGCCTCTGACACCTCGGCGGTCCCCTGTATAATCATATCGACAGCGGTCTGCACCAACCTGCCGGCTGTCATGTTGGCATTGCTTGCGCCGTTAAACTTTCCATCCAGTTTGTGGATAGTCTTCCAGGCCTCGTCTATTTGATCGCTGCTGGCTAACTCTGACTTCGTAATATGCCAGGCATCCGAAAGCTTGGGCCTGATTATGCACTTATCGAACAGTGTTTTACTGCGGGTCTTGCTCCTGGGATTGCTGTGCCAAAAGTAGTTATGGCGCTTCGCCCAGGGCGGGAGTTCAATCTCATCCATAGCGTTTTCCTTGTCTCATTTCTGCACTTGGCGGCATTGACTGTCACGTTATACCCATTGACTGATCGTGTCAACACCCATAAACTGACAGGAAAACAAGCAAGGAAATCCCTATGACATTAGACCAATGGCGCTGCCGAAAGCGTCTCAGTTACAGTAAATTAGCTAGGCTACTTGGCGCTCCCCATGCGACCGTGGTGCGGCGATGGTGTCTGCCTGTCGATCACGCATATAGAGTCGTGCCAAGCAATAAATACATGCAGCGTGTTGTTCAATTATCTGACGGATCGGTAACCCCCAATGACTTCTACCTTCAACGAAACTGAAGACCAGGTGCACTTGCGCGTGGTCAAGTGGCTGGACCTTGTGCTCCCCCATGGGCATCTGTTGCACCACTCCCCCAACGAGGGCAAGCGCCACATCAACTTCAAGACAAAGTTGAAAAGGATGGGCACCAAATCAGGATGGCCTGACCTGGAAATCTTTGTGCCTGCCCAGGCATTTCTACCTGGTAAGGCCCCAACACCAGTGATGATCGAGTTAAAGCGCACTAAAGGCGGTCGTATCTCTGACAACCAGAAACAGCTCTCACGGCATTTTAAGCACTTAGGTATACGTTGGTATTGCTGTAACAGTGTTCGTGCTGTGAGGGACGTTCTACGGCCTCTCATGGCTATCCAAGAGACAGGGGACAGCGATCTTCTGCTCGAACCTACCATAACCACCACAAGGAAACGCAAAAATGAGTCAGCAAAAAAGAATTCTTAACTACCTCGAGCAAGGCAAGACACTCACCAGGCTGAACAGCTGGGATGAGCTAGGCATTTTGGAAGCGCCAGCCAGGATCAGCGAGCTGCGTGCAGCGGGGCATAAGATCCACACTGAGATGGTGACGATCAATAACAAGTACGGCGAGAAGGTACGCATTGCGAAGTGGTCGCTCAAGCAGTGACGGGAACGGTTCCGGGAACCATGGGAACGATGGAACGAAAGAGGGGGTTGACGCCCCCCACTTCTGACGTTACGCTTCGCTTGTCAGGCCCGACAGCTTAAGCTAAGCATTGCTAAGCTATAGCATAAGCTAAGCATAAGCATTAGCTAAGCAATAGCTAATAACTTATATAAACTAATAGCTTATATAAAGCATTGCTTAGCAATAGCTAGCTAAGCTAAGCATTGCTAAGCGTAAGCTGTTCGATTTTAGTTATTGAGCCAATATGCGAAGCCATAACGCTCAGCGTTACGCATGTATCGGCGTAGTGTTGTGTAGCTCACGCTCAGTTCTAGCGCGATGGATTCATAGCTACAAAAAAGGCCGCGCAG